TCGTTTGGGTAAGCTATAACTTTACCAATTTCCAACTCATGGTTAATGATGTAGTATAGCTTACCCTTATTATCTTTTACGCTTATATCCCAAATACCATCTAAATGCACATCGCCATGACTGTCATAAAAGTTTGTGGTATTTATAACGGCGTAAATAGTGCTGCCAATGCCAATTGCTTCATCTGATCCGTCAGCCTTTTTAGATTCTTTAGACTTAATGCGAACTGATAAATAATCACTTTCCTTTATTGAAGCCTTTTTTAAACCGATAATTTTATCCTTGTTGGCTTTTAACTCAACAAACATTTCACGTTTTGTAGCAAATTCTTTATTACCTAACTCTTTGCAGACAATCATTTATTTACCGGTTTATTAAGGTTCTGTAATTTTTCAGCAATAGATTGTTTTACTTCATCGCTTTTCGCTTTTTGCTGCTGCGATTTAAGTTTTTCTATTTGCTCTGCGCTAACTTTTTGCTTTTCGTTGCTCATGGTATAAAAATATAGCAAATATTTTATTTAATTGAAAGTTTTGTACTACGATAATATATTCTTATATTAGACGCTAGGTATATGACAACAAAAGAGATACTTTCAGTACTTCAGGAAACACCAAAGTGCTATGCTGGTAAAATGTCACAAGGCAGATATAGCCGCATAGTTCACGCCATTAAAGCAGGCACTTGTAAGCCGTCGACACTTGAATGGTTTATGGGAGAGTTCGGTTTTACTGCTATTAAAAATGAACAAGAATGGAGGAGATTGTAGAAGATTGTCCAGTGTGTGATGAGTATACATTAAGGTACGTATTTTGGTTTCCTGAATGTACCAATTGCGGATGGTGGCCTGTATCAATTCCTTATGAAGAATCAGATTACAAACAAGCAAAAATAGATTATGAAAAAACTAGAAAAGACAGTTGAAAAATCAGATTGGAATACGTTCCGTAAAACTGGTTTATTCATGTTTATTAACACAATATTGCATGCCTTTGGGTGGGCTATTTGTGTTGAAGTAAAAAACTACAAAGAATTAGGTGATGATGCGCCTGTAACTGCTTGTTATCCGTCTCGGGTTAAGTTTAGAGGTTTTGCTGAAGAAGATCAAACTCAAATGCATGAGCGAATAGCTAATTATTTAGCCGAAACAGCAACTAACTTTCCCGAAGAAATTAAATAACTAAACATATTATGGAAAACGAACCAATAAAATCGAAAACTTACCGAGAAAAAAGCGAATATCAATTTCCTTTATCGGCTTTGCAAGCAAGGCATCTTACAGAAGAAAATGCAATAACATTTGAAAAAATATCATCAAGCATTAGAGGTTTAGCAAATTCAGGATCAAGCTATACTACACTCATGGGGTTGGAAATATCTATGGATGTGGTTGCCGAACTTATTAAAGCCGGTTATTCTGTAAGTAAGTTTACCAACCCATTTGGCGAAAATATCACTAAAATATCTTGGTAATATGAGCACCGACCTCCAATCCTACATCGAAACATCCATACTGCCAACAGTTGGCGTAGTGGAATCAGACAGCGAGCCGATTACTACGCTTGATAGTATGTTAAACTGGATACGTAGCAACCTACGTGTTGAATTACCCGAAATAACGCCTCAATCACTGGCTGATTACTTATTGCTTGAAAATGAAACTATTATACCAAAACGGCGTAATTTCTACTTAAATACAGCAGATTTCTACGATTTGGAGTTGCCTTTGTTAGGTGGCAATACTCAAGAAAATGAGTATAAAGAAGTGTTCACAGTTCTAATCATGCCTGATGCCTTTTGTAAGTCGAATGAGTTTTACTATTGTAGCTGTGATGAATGGATGATATTGACTACAAAATGAGCAACACGCCGCCATTATGGGCAATTGTTATTCCTTTCGCAATAATAATATTATCATTCGTAGCATTCTTATTGATTGAAATAAGGTATTATAAAAAACTAAACAGACTATGGAAAATCAAACGCCAAAAGTAACTACCCGTGCATCAGTTGTGCAAGGTAGTCCAGATCCGATAGTAATCCCTAATGGTAAACAGGAAGTTAAAATTGTAAGTCAGAAAAGGCCGAAAGTAAAGAAATGAAAAATGAATAGCGAAGATCAATCTCAATTAGTAAAATTCATATTAGATAACCTAATAATTGAGGTTGATCCGCTTGAAAAGTATATCCAATCAAAAGATGGGAATACTACTGTTTATCATATTCCAGTAAGTGTGTTTATGAATTTCGACTTAAAGGAAATTAAAAAGCATTACTCACACTTTGATTGGCTTTGGGATAGCAGGTGGAGTTATTATAAGGTAACTACTGAATCACGTGAAAAACTTATCAATGAACAATAGACCTACTTTAACGGGACTAGATTTGTTTACTTATGCTCCGCCAGATGTTAAAATACTCACTCATGAAGAGTGCATTGGTTTTGATATAAAATACGATCCTGTGCAACGCGAAAGGCTTATAAAATTCTTAACTTATGATGAAATGCATTTAGGTTCATACGTAATAATTTGCGGCAAAGAGCGTGAGTTTTGGGATGAGTTTAAGTTGGTACAGGATGAAATACTTGAGGCTATGCACCAGCAGCAGGCAGCCCAATATTAGGTGGCGTAGTCGGATTTACATCGCCGCCACTAATTCCTGTGTTCCCAAACTCATACCCGAGTTTAATAAGATCGTTATAATATAAATCCCCTTCGGCAGCACGTGGTGGCAATTCCAAAGCATCCAGCCACATATTAAGCGTTATCAAATTATTTTTAAACTCTTTCTCACATGCTGTATCCATTTCTTTACGGGCCTGCGCCGTTTCCAATGCTTCAGCCTGCAATGCTGGTACATGAGCAAAGCTTGCCTGATAGCATAGGTTGTTGCCATATCCAATTATCGCATTACTAAACTGTTCTAACCTGGATTCGCTTTCGGGAATCACCGTGCCAGTGTAAAACATCTTTTCGGCTTTTTCCTTATTGACGAAAGTAGCTGATTTGGAAGTAGCCAATAATTCAGGATAGTAACCAAAAGCATCACACAGGGAATTTATGTTAGCGTCCTGCTCATCATAAAGCTGCATATCCTTTAGATTGCTACCCATAGCCTGCCATTTCAGATTGGCTTCGGTAATAATTACAGTGTACTCTTGACCAACTACTCCGTAACGCGAGAAGTCTTTTTGCACTGCATCTTTTTCACTTTTTGGAATGGCTATCTGTCCAACCGCATCAACACCCTCATTGCTCAATATACCAATAGGGCCGCCACGGGTAATTCCTGTATTACGTGCTTTCAACCCGGCAATGATGTTGAATATTGGATATTCCTGACTACGCAATCTCGAATCAGGTATGGTTAAGTTAATATCCATGTCCGTACCAAACCCATCATCAAATAGCAACTTCAAATTTTCTGTTGGCAAGTTTACTGCGCCTGTTGACCATTGCAATGTGTACCCTTTGAATATGCCGTCTACAGAAGATTGCATTAACCATTGTCCTGTATAGGTGATGTTGAACAACCACGGCGGTATATTCCAAATTGCTGTTACGGCATCTGGTACACCAAATGGCCTGATGATAAAAACAGGACAATATCCAAATATGTCAATATATATATTTTGTTGTGCAAAGAATTGTTTTCGTGTTTGTAGTGGGTTTGGGCGATCAAGTATCGCTCGAAAAGCCGCTGCACTTGGCCCTGTTGCTGGCTTATCAGTATTTTTATTTATAACGTCAATATGAGCAACATTAAATGCTTTAGCACGCTTTGCTACAATTGATTTAAGTGGAGGGCAATCATTATATGCTCGTAAATGGTTTATTTCATTATCAAGCCCGTATAATATACCATTCAATCCACCAATACCAAATATACCACCCCTGTAGGCGCTTGGGTTTAAAACATAATCTGATAAAGCAAATTCATTGCTCCAACCTGGCGGCATACTCATACTTTATTCTCGTTAATGGTGATTGTAGTTTTGCTGATAACACGCTTCATAAGTTCAACCCATCTGTAAACGTTTATTGCTTTTTGCGTGCCGACAATAGGGTATTGAACTAATTCGTAATACATTAATGATTCATAGGTTTCAAGCCAAACAATATCATCCTTTATTCGAACCGGCAGCCATGCAAAATGGCGAACTGTTTCCGTGTCGCCGATATTGTTTGTGCGCTCTGCATATTTAGCCTTAAATACCATATTACAATAATAGTTATTTTATTTTGGTTTTCTAAAATATTTCGTATAGATGCCATACCTAATGGCATCACATCCGTGGTCAAAGCCCCCAATAGGTGTATTTGTACTGGCTCCAGTTATCTTATCCTTCTCCCACATATACCGTATCCGCTCTTCATGAATATTCTTACTGCTTGCGGTATAAAACACATTAAATTCATTAACTTTTAAAATGCCGGCCTTTATTGAACCGGGCCCTTTAATAGCTGGCATACACGGCAACCCAACACGGCGCAAAGCTGCAATAAATTCTTTATCCTGTTCACAATAAATATGATTATCAGGCCCGAATCCGTTAGCTTTAGCAATTTCAGAAATCCTATGTTCAGTTAAGGCTGTTTCATAACAACACTCATGTACAAAAGCGCTATTACCAATTACTGCAATTTTAGTCAGGCATGTAGGATCGTTTGTATACCCAAAATCCAACCCCCCAAAAAAATCAACATTCGGGAATTGGTCGTCAGGTATTTGCTTCCATGTTGGGTAAATTAACCCCGACAAATTACCAGTCAACCCACGGGCATATACACGCCAAAGGTTTTTGTCCCTTATACTTTCCGTTTTTATATGCTCTTCAGCCGTTAAAAATGGGTTATGCCTATGGTCACTGATAAGCAACTTCACAGACGCATGAAGGTCATTGCCATCTGGTGTTGTTCCTATTAACTTTTCATGCGCCCAAAATGGCGCAGATGGATTATAATCAATAAAAGTTTGCCCACGCGTACGTTTAGCCATTTGCCAAAATATCAACCATGAGATACCATTTGCTTCATTGAAAAATAAATAATGCCTTTTACCCTGTTTTGCAGATTGCTCATCAATAGCGGATGTAAATTCCATCTTCCAACCTTTTTTAAAGGTTATCTCACGATCTGTTTTATTCCAGCTTGTTATTTCTTGTTTTATAAAATCGGTGCTGCCTATTATCGATTCTGCGGCTCTGTATGCGCCTTTTTTTAAGTTAGGTACACTTTCAGCCACAATAGTAATAATTGCGTCTTTAGGCGGTATTGGTTGCGTTGCTGCGTAATATAAAAGCAACTGCATGATAGCATATGTTTTCCCGCTATCTGTTCCGCCCTGGTTAATGATTATATCTTCAGTAGCGTTATAATTTGCATGCCATACAGGTGAAGCATTAAGCATCTACATCCTTTTCGTTTTCAGATAATGGCGGTGCATTGTTGTATACGTTTACGATTGGTAATGAAGTAAGTGGGTTTTCAGGGTCATTAGATAGAACCTGCTTATCAGACCATTTATTTTTTTGCCTATTTTTAAGCCAAAATATTGCAGCTACTGTGTCTGGCGGGTAATGTTTAATAAGTGAAGTTTCAATAATTTGTCCTTCAAACATCTTAATATCAACATCTTCATGTTCGTATCCAGTTGCTCTTTTGAACAATTTATGAGCGACTTCGCCATCCGCTTGCATTTTACCTCTTTTTATGGACACGGAAAATTCTTCGTATACCTTTTTCCAT